GAAAGATAGAAGTGATAAGAAAAAAGATACTAAGTTAATTAATAATTATCCTGAATATATTACAACTGTTGCAACAGCATATTTTTTAGGAAAACCAATAGCTTACGCTTTACAAGATGATAAATTAAAAAAAGATTTTGAAAAGTTATCTGAATATTTAGCAACAGAAGAAGAGCAACAAGAAAACTTTGAGCATTCTCAAAACTGTAGTATTTTTGGTAAATCTTATGAACTCTGGTATAAGAATTTGGATAATACTACTGGAAATGTAGTTGTAGATCCTCGTGATTGTTTTATATTAAGAGATAATACAGTAAAAAAAGAAATAATTGCAGCTGTTAGATGGGATAAAACTAAAAACAAAGAAGATAAATGGGTTTATACATTGGAAGTTTATGATAGTACAAGTGTTACTACTTATGAATATATCAATGATAGTGATAAAAAAGAAGTTCCAACTGTAACAGGAGAAACTAAACCACACGGATTTAAACAAGTCCCAATTATTGAGTTTTTGAATAATAAAAGAGCTAACGGAGATTTTAAAAATGTAATTTCTTTAATAGATGGTTATAACGAAGCTACTTCAACTGCTATTGATGATATGAAAGATTTTACAGATGCGTACTTAGTTTTAGTTAATATGGGTGGAACTACGGATGAAGAACTAGAAAGAATGAATAAAAATAAAGTTATACTTATTAATGAGCAAGGTGATGCTAAATGGCTTGTTAAACAAGTTAATGATAGCTATGCTCAAAACAATAAAAATAGATTAAATCAAGATATCCATAAATTTTCTATGATACCAGACATGCAAGACAAAGAGTTTTCTGGAAATAGCTCGGGAGTTGCTTTAGGATATAAATTATTAGCTTTGGAACAATTAGCAGCACAAAAGGAAATGTATTTTAAAAAGGCAATTAATCAAAGATTGCAACTTATGATAGATTTTCATAACTTAAAAATAAAATCTACGGATATTCAAAAAGTCTTTACTAGAAATGTTCCAAAGAATTTAGTTGAAGCAGCAGATACCGCTCAAAAATTACAAGGAATAGTGTCTCAGGAAACGATTTTATCTACATTACCATTTGTAGAGGATGCAAAAGGAGAATTAGAAAAAATAAAAGCTGAAGAAGATATTAATGCTATGAAGGATATGAATACTCCAATTGGAGTTGGTGCTAATGGCTCAAAAGAATAGAGATTATTGGGAAGAAAGACAAGTTAAAAGAGAAGCTAAGGCTTTTACTACAATACAAGATGTTGAAAAAGAGTATCAAATAGCACTTTCAAAAGCTAAACAGGATATAATTAAAGAAATTAGCAGAATAACAACAACTTATATGAATGATAATCTCTTAAATTATAATGAAGCTTTGAAACTTTTAAAAGGTGATGATTATAAAGTTTGGAAAAAAGAATTGCATGATTATATGAAAGAATATAACAAACTTTTAAAGAATGCACCTTTACAAGCACAAAAATTATATTTAGAAATTGAAACATTATCTGCTAAAAGTCGTATAAGTAGATTAGATAGTCTTAAAACTCAAATTGATATGGAGCTTACTAAGTTGATATTTGGAGTTGAGGATAATGCTAAGAATACTTTAACATCAGTTTATAGAGATACTTTCATAGAAGTAACAAAGGACTTAGCTATTAATCCTGTTGTCAGTAGAGATAAAATAAAAACAGTCTTGGATAAGCCTTGGAGTGGTGCTAATTTTTCTCAGAGGCTTTGGAGTAATACAGATAAACTAGCAGAAACAGTAAAGCAAGAAATAGTTAATGGCATGATACAAGGTATTAATCTGAAAACTATGACTAAAAGAGTTTCTGAAAGATTTGAGACAGCTAAAAAGAATGATGTTGAAAGACTTCTAAGAACTGAAGTTAATTATGTTTTAAATCAAGCAACTTTAGATGGATATAAGGAAGCTGGAATAGAAAAATACGAATTCAGTGCTACATTAGACAATAGAACTAGTCAAATATGCTCTGAATTACATGGTAATATATTTGAAATAAAAAATATAGCTGTTGGATTAAATTATCCACCTATGCACCCAAGATGTAGAAGCACGACTATCCCAATTATTGATTATGAAAGCTTAGTTAAACAAGGTAGAGAAGAAATTGAAAAGAATAATTATATTTTAGATGATTCTAATAATGAACCATTGACAAATGATGAAAATAGGAGTATAAGTAAAGAAAAAGATAATTTTGAAGAAGCTATATCTAAAGTTTTAGAACATGGAAATAAAACAGGAACAGAAGCTCTAATGTGGTTAGATTTAAATGGAAATGAGATAGTCCCGTTTGCTACAGGAGATAAAAATTCAGTGAGCATTCCAAGAGAAACAATGCTATTTCTAAGTAAACAAGCAGAATCTAGTGTTATATCTTTGCATAATCATCCATCAAGTTCATCATTTTCTCCTGAAGATATGAATGTTGCTTGTATATTATCATCTGTAAAAGAAATGAGAGTTGTAGGACATGACGGTACTAAATATTATTTAGAAATAGGAACTGGACAAAGAAAAAACTTAAGAGAAATAAGAAAAACTTATGACGATATTGCTCATGATCTTGAAAGTAATTATTGGAAATTATGCGATGATTTAGGAGATAGAAAAAAAGCATGGAAAGAAGTCACTCATATGATAAATGAGGGTCTAGCTAAAAAATTTAATTGGAAATATAGGAGGGAAAATAATGAATAAAAAAATATTAGTTCCAGACGAATATTTTATTGATTACTCTTTAACAAAAGAAGAAAGAGAAAAAAAAGGAAAAGAATATGAAGATGCTTGTAATAAAGTAGAGGAACAGTGGAATTTAGACAATAAAAAAGAAAACAAATAAAATAATTAACTCAAAAGCACTTAGCTAAAAACTAGGTGCTTTTTTTATTGCAAAGAAAGGAGGTACAAAAATAAATATTGTCGTACTGGAGGACATAAAACACCTGGATATGATATAGTCAAACAGGACTTTAAACAGGAGGATAAAATGAAAAAATTTAAACTTAATATTCAACTATTTGCAGAACCAGGAGAACCAAAAACATTTACTCAAGAAGAAGTTGACAAAATGATAGAAACTAGACTTAAAAGAGAAAATGAAAAGTTTGAAAAAGCTAAAAAAGAACTTGAAAGAAAGCACAATGAATCTATTGAAGATTATGAAGAAAGAATTAAAAATGCTAATCTTACTGCAGAAGAAAAGCATAAAAAAGAGCTTGAAAAGATTCAAAAAGACTTAGATGCAAAGAATGCTGAACTTTCAAAAATAAAGACAGATGAAATCAAAAGAGCTACATTAACAAAGTATAAAATGCCAGATAAATTTTTAGATAGAATTTCTGGAGCTAATGAAGAAGAAATAGAAGCATCTGTAAAAGGTTTTGCAGAAACAATGGGAGAATATGTAAAATCTCTTGGTGCTAGTGGTGTACCAGGAGCGATGAATGGTGGAAGTAATGGCGGAGCTGATAAAAAAGCTCAATTAGAAGATTTAAGAAAGAAAGCTTTTGAAAGTGGTTCTGATATAGACAGAGCTAATTATGTAAGAGCAAAACAAGAATTAGAAAACTCAGGAGGTAATGAATAATGGCAGGAAAAATAGACAAGCAATTAAACTCAACAAATCAAGCAATATCAAATGATATTTTAGATGAATTACAATTAGTAAATCCTAATAATTCTCCTATCGTATCTCATATTTTGAGAGGTGGAAGAGTAAGTGAAACAACATCTACAGCTATCGAATGGATAGATCATTATGAAAGAAAAGTAACATCTAGTTTAAAAGTTGCTTTAAGTGCAGGAGCAACTGAAATTCAAGTAGTAGATGAAGATATTTTAGTTCAAGACGCTTTATTATCAATTGGAGATGAAATAGTAAAAGTTATTAAAGTAAAAACAGACAATAAAGCGGATGTTACTAGAGGTTATGCTGGAACAACATCTACTGCTGGAAATATAGCTGCAAATACAATAGTTCAAAGCTTAGGAATAGAAATGGAAGAAGGTGGAGAACTTAAAAAGTCTTCTGTTAGATTGCCTGTTCACATCACAAATAACACAGGAATCATATATGAAGAATATGAAGTAACAGAAACAGCTAAACATTTAAATCCTCATGGACAAGGTGGACTTTCTGTAAGAGAATTAGAATCTCAAAAGAAAAAAGATGAGATGTTAGGAATTATGGAAAATAAACTTTTAAATGGAGTTAAGTATGTAAATGGTAAAATAAGAATGTCTGGAGGTATTAAATCTTTAATTAAAGAACATGGAATAGTTTTAGATGCTGGAAATCAACCTTTTTCAGTTGATTTATTGACAACAGCAGTAAAAGCAATAGTTAATAAAGGAAATCCAGGAGCAGCAGATTTAAAAGCTGGTAAATACTTCGTGTGTGTACCTTGGGATATAGCTATTCAAATTAATAAATTGAATAAAGAT